ATGCGATTTTTTCAGGGTGGGGTTCTTCTTCACCCCTGCCCCGTCTCTCTGTGTACAATCAGAGCGAATCATCGTTTGACTTATCAAACGCAAGAGAGAGAACCAGCAGAGAGAGATACCAAGTGACAGGGAATCGGAACAGTGGTGGCAGGAACAAGAAACCTGTTGAAGCCAAAGCAAGGTTGGGTCAGGCAAGCGTGACTGAACTTGCTGTTGTGAAACAGACTGTTGATGTGAAGAAGGCTGGTGCGCCTAAGCCAATCAGACCGTTGGTGAAGGGTGGTGCTGGTGAACAGTTGTGGCAATCGTTGTGGGCTTCATCGGCTGTGTGGGTTAGACCTGACACTGATGTGGAACTGGTGCAGATGTTGTGCGAGATGACTGAAGAGTATGTTGCGTTGCGTATGCAGGTGATTGTTGATGGTGACTATCACGATAGGTCTGCGCTGCGAATGTTAGAGAAGCAAAGGTTCTCACTGATTTGTGCGTTGGGTCTTACACCTGTTGACCGTTCACGATTGGGTTTGCAAGCAGTGCAGGTTGAAAGCCAGATGGAATTGTTCAGAAAGTCTGTTGCAAAGAAGCGTGCCAATGAAGCCTAAGCAGTTGTGGCAACCTGCGTTCTACACACCAAGCATCAGCAAGATTGGTGATGGTGATGATGTCATTGATTTTGCGCAACACTTTTTGCGTTTGACTAAAGGTGTCAAAGCGCATGAGCCTTTGGTCTTTACTGATTGGCAGCAGTGGCTTCTGCGTTCAATGTTAGAACGCAACAGCAATGGGCGTTTGAGATACAAGCGTGCGCTGGTTGGGTTGCCCCGTAAGCAAGGCAAATCACTGTTGGGTTCTGCGCTTGCTCTGTATGGGTTGTTTGCTGGTGAAGCAGGTGCGGAAGTTTATTCAGCAGCAGGTGACAGACAGCAGGCACGCATCGTGTTTGAAGAAGCCAAACAACAGATTGTGCAATCACCATCGCTGATGCCTGAATGCAAGGTCTATCGTGATGCGATTGAAGTCCCTGCAACTAATGCTGTGTATCGCGTGTTGTCTGCTGATGGAAAACTGGCGCAGGGTTTGAACCCATCGCTGGTCATCTTTGATGAACTTCATGTGCAACGCAATGATGATTTGTATGACGCTTTGACTATGGGTTCTGGTGCGCGTCTTGACCCATTAGTGGTGGCAATTACAACTGCTGGTTATGACCTAGAAACATTGTGTGGCAGGTTGTATCAGTACGGCAAACAGGTTGCTGCTGGTGAAGTTGTTGACCCGTACTTTGGTGCGTGGTGGTGGGAAGCCAAAACTGATTGTGATGTGCATGACGAAAAGCAATGGAAGATTGCCAACCCTAATCTGGCGTTGGGACTTCTTGACATGGAAGATATGCGTGTGAGCGCAAAGCAATCTTCTGAATCAGCAATGCGCAGATTTAGGTTGAACCAGTGGGTGCGTGCGCAAGAATCATGGTTGCCTGCTGGCGCATGGGAGAACTGCAACAATCCATCAGCAAGTGAAATCAACGCATATGACCCTGCGTGGGTTGGCATTGACATGGCGTTGAAGCATGACAGCATCGGCATTGTGATTGCACAGCCACACGATGACGGCAAGATTGGTGTGAAGGCAAAGATATTCCACCCCGATATTGACGGTATTGATATTCATGCGATTGAAGAACACCTACGCTTTTTGCACAATGAATACAATGTTCAAGAGTTTGCCTATGACCCTGCGTTCTTTCAGCGTTCAGCAGAAGCCTTGTATGACGATGGGTTGCCAATGGTTGAGTTTCCGCAATCAGCACAGCGCATGATTCCTGCTTGCGGTACTACATATGAACTGATTGTTGCCAAGAAGATTGCCCATGATGGTTCACCTATGTTCACTGACCAAGTGTTGTCAGCAGCACAGCGCATGACTGAACAGGGTTGGCGATTGTCCAAAGGTAAGAGCAGAAGAAAGATTGACGCGTGCATTGCACTAGTCATGGCTATTGACAGGGCAACTAGGCGTGGCACTAGTACACCACAACCTATGATTGCGTCAGTATGGTGATGGCATGAAACTGTTGATTGCTGAAACCATTGGTCTTGTTATTGCTTGCGCAGGTGTATTTATGATTCATATTCCTAGTGGATTCATTGTCACTGGTGTTGCTGTTGTTGCGATGATTGAAGCCAACGCATGAGCCTGTTCAGGAAGGTTGAGCAACGCCAGTTGCCACCAAGCATTGACCCATCAGGGTTGACTGCAAGACCTGCATATGGTTCTTCTGCTGGTGAAATTGTTGACCAGAACACGGCGTTCACCAGCACAACCATCATGGCTGCTGTGACACTGCTTGCTGATTCTGTCGCGTTGATGCCATTGGACTTGTACCGTGAAGTCAACAACCGATACGAAAAACTGCCAAAGCCGTTGGTGTTGCGCAAGCCCAATGCAGAGCAAACGATGTTTGATTTTGTGCATCAGTTCATTGCCACGCTTGCTATTCATGGCACTTGTTTTGTTTATGCACCACGCAAGAACGGTGCAGTTGTTGAGTTGAGGAACATTCACCCTGACAGGGTTTCAATTCAAATTGACACGAATGAAAACAGCATCACTTATGGTGAGCGCATCTACACCATCAACGGTAGTTCTGAACAGTTCACCAGTGATGTGTTGAAGCAGGTTGATTGGTTGCGTTTCCCCAATCAGGTGCGTGGTCTTTCACCCATTGATTCATTGCGTCAAGCAATCGGAACCAACATCGCCATTGACCGTTTCTTGGCGCAGTTCTATGGCGATGGTGCAACGCCATCTTCAGTGTTAGAGACTGACAACAACCTGTCACCAGAAGCAGCAGAAGTGTTGCGCCAAACATGGGTTGACACGCTCTACAAGAACCGCAAGCCAGCAGTGTTGACTGGTGGTTTGAAGTGGCGCAGTGTCACTGTGTCTGCTTCTGACATGGACACCATCAACTATCGTGAAGCAATTGTGCGTGACATTTCACGCGCATACAGAATCCCACTGCACATGATAAATGGTTCTGGGGGCGACACACAGACATATCAGAATGTTGAATCAGCAGGTATCAACTTCCTGCGCCACACGCTGTTGCCTTGGTGCAGAAGGCTTGAAGATTTGATAACTGAATTGATGTCCCCTGATGAACAGGTGCGCTTTGATGTGAATGAGTTTGCACGCGCTGACCTGTTGACAAGAGTACGCGCACAACAAGTCATGATTATGTCGGGAACTTTGACACCTAATGAAGCACGCCACATTGAAGGTAGAGAACCCTATGACGGTGGTGACCAGTTCATACTTGGTGTTGCTGGCGCACCTATGGCTGGTGTTGAAGGTGGCGATTTGCCCACATTGGGCGTAGATAGTTTGGTGCATGAATGAAATCACAAGCATTTTCAGTAGGAACATCAGCAGCAGTTTTGATTGCAGCAGATAATCAAAACAGGACTTGCTATGTCCACGCCAGTTCAGGTTCAGTGTATTTGGGTGGCTCTACTGTGACTGCATCAACAGGTATGCACTTGCCAAGCAACCAAACAATCACAATCACTTTGCCTGTTGGTGAAGCGTTGTACGGAATCGCAAGCAGTGGCACAACTGATGTGCGTGTGCTTTCACCAGACGGAGACTGACAAGATGCCCTACTACATCAGTGACACAATGAATGACTGCGCAGGGTGGGCAACCATCAAGGCTGATACACCTGACAGCGCACCTGAAACCATTGGTTGTCATCAAACAAAGCAAGACGCTATTGACCAGATGATTGCTGTTTCATTATCTGAAGAGATGGAACCAATGGGTGATTGGGCAACGCGTGCGCTACTGACAGACGCAGACTTGATAACTGATGATGATTTGAATGAGCAGTATGAAATGAATCAGGCTGACCCATCAATGGAAGTTGACGCATTGAAGCGCGCATATGACGCAGTGAAAAGCATTCTTGATGAAATCACTGAAAAGATTGGTGAAGTATCAGTTGAACCTATGGGTGAAGTTGAAGTTGAACTTGAAGATGAAATGGAAATGGATTCAAGAGAGCAACGCCAGATTGATTTATCAGCACCACAGTTCATGCGTGACAATGCCAAGCGTGGTTTGGAATACCACGCAGAAGGATTGTCTGGTGATGGGCTTCAGCCACAGACCGTTGAAGATGCACGCAGTATGGCAGCAGGTGAAGTCACTGTTGATAAGTGGCGCAAGATTGCGCCGTGGATAGCACGACATATGGTGGACTTAGACGCAGCAGATGGTGAAATCACAGCAGGTGTTGTGGCGCATCTTCTGTGGGGCAGTGGTTCAACAAAGGAAGAAGCACAAAGAACTATGGACTACGCACAAGGAATCATTGACCGTCTTGATGCTGAACTTGAAGATGAAGCAAGAACTGCACCAGCAGTGCGCGAACATCGTTGGGTGATTAGCAAGAGCAATGAACAGCGCAAGCAGATTGCATACACCAATCTTGAATTGCGTGCGCTTGACGATTCTGAAGATGGTTGGACTGTCAGTGGATACGCAGCCGTGTTTGATTCACCATCAGAACCGTTGCCTTGGACAGAGTATGTACGCAGGGGTGCATTCAAGAAAACCATCAATGATGGTGCTGATGTGCGTTTGCTTATTGACCACACAGGTGTGCCACTGGCACGCACCAAGTCAGGAACATTGACCCTGCGTGAAGATGACAAAGGTTTGTTCATGGAAGCACGCCTAGACCCAAACAACCCTGACGCAGTAAAGATGCGCAGTGCGTTGATGCGTGGAGATGTCACACAGATGTCTTTTGCTTTTGAAACAATCAAAGATGGTTGGAATAGCGACAGGTCAGTGCGTGAACTCAAAGAAGTTCGCCTGCATGATGTCAGCCTTGTGACCTACCCTGCATATGAAGAAACCAGTGCAGAGATTCGCAACAACCAATCAAATGAAACAATGATTGCTACCGTTGCTTCAACATCGCTACGCAAAGCACAAATTGCGTTGGCGATGGCAAGAGCCGTCAACTAGCCACACGCCAGAGCGACACTCACCACAACAACAAACCCACTACAAGATTGGAAGCCCACAATGGCACTTTCAGAAAAGTTGATTGAAAAGCGTGACGCACATCTTGCATCTGCACAAGGCATCGTTGATGCAGCAGAAGCAGAAGCGCGTGACCTGACCACAGAAGAGAATGACCAAATCGGCGTTGCTCTTCGTTCCGCATCAGAACTTGATGCACAGATTGCACAGCACAAGGAACTTGAAGCACGCAATGCAAGCGCAACAGAGATGCGTTCGCAGGCTGGCTTGATTTCACCTGCTGTTGTCAAGTCTGAGCCACGCACCTACACACGCGAAAACCGCAGCGCATCATTCTTGGCTGACGCATTCGCAGCACAGTTCAACAATGACTATGTTGCAAAAGAGCGTCTTGCACGCCACATGAATGAAGAGCGTGTTGAGCGTCGCGATGTAACTTCAGCAAACTTTGCTGGCTTGATTGTTCCGCAGTTCTTGACTGAACTTGCAGCACCATTGGCACGCGCTGGTCGCCCCGTTGCAGATGTTGCAGCCAAGCATCAGTTGCCTGCTGCTGGTTTGACCATCAGCATCAGCAAGGTCACCACTGGTTCAAGCACAGCAGCACAGACTGAAGGTTCTGCTGTTTCTGAAACCAACATGGATGACACCAAGTTGGACATCAGCGTTGTCACCATCGCTGGTCAGCAAACAGTTTCCCGTCAGGCTCTTGAGCGTGGCACAGGCGTTGATGCGCTTGTGATGAATGACTTGATTCGTTCATACCACACGACACTTGACGCAGCCGTTGTTGCAGAGATTGAAGCATCTGCTGGTCAGTCAGTGACCGCAACAGACGCATCACCAACAGTTGCTGAACTGTATCCAAAATTGCTTGATGCAATTCAGAAGGTTCAGACCACCTACTACGGCAACCCCAATGTCATCATCATGCACCCACGCCGTCTGGCTTGGATTCTTGCAGCACTTGACAGCACCAACCGCCCATTGGCAGTACCTGTTCCACAGTCGCCAATGAACGCACTTGCTGTTGGCGATGGTGGCGTGGTTCGCTACGCAAACAGTGGCTACGCAATCGCAGGACTTCCTGTGGTTACAGATGCCAATGTTGCAACCAACCAAGGTTCAGGAACCAACCAAGACGCAATCTACATTGGTGACACCAATGAGTTGCATCTTTGGGAAGAATCAGACGGTGCGCCAATGTACCTTCGCTTTGACCAGCCAAAGGCAGCAGAACTTGATGTTCTCGCAGTTGTCTATGGTTACAGCGCATACACAGCAGCCCGTTACCAGAATGCATGGGCAAAGGTAACTGGTACAGCACTGGTGACCCCAACCTTCTAATCCTTGAAGGTTCAATAGTTTGATGGTGCTGGCTGTGAGTAGAGACACGGCAGCCAGCACCATCACCTTTGAAAGAAAACATGAACACACAATTGATTGATGCGCTTCTTATTGAGCGTGAAGGATATGTGCGCAGGAATCTTCCTGACCGCGTGAAGCAAGTTGATGTTGCTTTGCGTGATGCTGGCTACACAAAGACCAGCGCACCTGTTGAGACTGCAACTGCTGAACCTGTGGTTGAGCGTGCAGCAAAGCCTGCTACCAGAAAGCGTGCAACTGACTAGCAATGGCAATCGTGAATGGATACTGCACACTTGCACAAGTCAAGGCTGCACTGCGTCTGACAGACAACGCTGATGACACTTTGATTGAATCTGCTATTCAATCTGCTTCACGCAGAATTGATGGATACTGCAACAGGTGGTTCTACAAGACACAGCAGACAGCCATTCAGGTTTACCCTGCCAGCATCTATGAATGTGGCGTACTGAATGACATTGCCAACAGCAGTGTCACAGTGAAGATTGATACTGCTGGTGATGGTTCCTACGAAACGACATGGACACAGGGACAGCAGTACCAACTTGAACCATTGAACACAGCCATCACAGGAAAGCCATATAGACGCATTGTTTGTATCAATGGCTATTCATTCCCATTCGCTAATGACAAGCCACTGGTGCAGGTCACAGCGCAATGGGGCTGGAACGCAATACCATCTGATGTTGAACAGGCTTGCATTCTTTTATCAATGCGCCAGTTTGCGCGTTTGAACGCTGCACTAGGCGTGGTTGGTTTTGCTGACATGGCTATTCAGGTGCGTGCTGTTGACCCTGATGTGCGTGATTTGTTGCAACAGTTTGTTCTTCCTACTGCTGGCGCAGGCACTGTCTGATGTCATCTGTATCTGATATTGCAACAGGGCTTCAGGCAAGGCTTGCCACCATCAGTGGTGTGCGTGCGTATTCGTATCAGCCTGAACAATTGAACCCACCATTCGCATACCCTGTTTTGAACACTGTGTCTTATCATCAGACGATGGGCATGGGTAGTGCAATGACACAGTTTGATTGGACTGTGTATGTAGTTGTTGGCAGATGGGTTGACCGTGTTGCTGTCACCAACCTTGATGGCTTCTTGTCACCAACTGGTTCTTCTTCTATTCGTGCTGCTCTTGAAGGTGACCTGACATTGGGTGGTGCTTGTCAAAATCTTGTTGTTGCATCATCGGCAAACATCAGCGCACTAGAACAAGATGATGCAGAATATCTGCAAGTCTCATTCTCCGTAACTATCTACGCATAAAGGAAACACAATGCAATCATTCAAAGTAATCAGCGAGAACTGCACACTTGCAAAACAGGGTGCAACTGTTACTGAAGCAGAACTTGATGGATTAAACTTGCAAGCGTTGCTTGATGGTGGACATCTTGAAGTTGTTTCATCAAAGTCAACAAAACAAACAAACACGGAAGGTGAATAGTCATGGCTGTTCTTGCCCTAACTGATGCCAGCATCACAATCAACAGCGTTGCATTGAGCAGCAAAGCAAACAGCGTGACGGTCAACTATGAAGTTGATTCTGTTGAAGTCACAGCGTTTGGTTCAAATCACAACTTCATTGGTGGGTTGCAGAACCTGTCTGTTGAAGTTGCATTGATGCAGGACTTCGCATCAGCACAAACTGAAGCCACTATCTATCCGCTTGTAGGCACGACAACCACACTGGTCATCAAGCCAACATCAGGTGCTGTTGGTGCAACAAATCCTTCTTACACAATCACTGGTGCTTTTCTTGCTAGTCATACTCCTGTCGCTGGTGGCGTTGGTGAGTTGGCTATGACATCGCTTTCATTCACAGGCGGCACTCTGACAAAGGCTGTTGCATAGTCATGGCTGTTCTTGCACTCACAGATGCAGTCATCACCATCAATGGTGTTGCTGTGCAAAGCAAAGCAAACAGTGTCACGCTGAACTATGAAGTTGACTCAATTGAAGTAACTTCGTTTGATGGTTCTGGCGCACGCAAGTTCGCTGGTGGTTTGCAAAACAATTCACTTGAAGTCGCATTGATGCAAGATTTCGCTGTGACAATTCCTGCTGGTTCACCAACAACCAGCGTGGAAGCGTTGATTTATCCATTGGTAGGAACAACCACCACTGTGACCGTGAAAGCAACCAGCGCATCAACATCTGCAACAAACCCCATCTACACATTGAGCGGAACCTTCTTGGCTTCTCATACCCCTGTGGCTGGTGGCGTAGGTGAACTTGTGGTCACTTCATTGAGTTTCACTGGTGGAACTCTGGTCAAAGCAACTTCATAGTCAAAAGACAGGACAGCAACAAAATGAAAATGGAAATGCGAATCATCTTCAACGATGGTTCAACAAAAGACTGCACAGCAATCTTTGCGGATTTCGTAGCGTTTGAACGCACATGGAATCGCAGCGTAACAAAGTTTGAAACAGAACTGCGCTTGACAGACATCGCATGGCTTGCATGGAAAACACAAATCAGGGTCAAGAACATTCAAGAACAGTTTGATATCTGGCTTGAAACTGTTGAAACAATTGATGTGATTGCTGATGAAGTTCCTGATGCACCAGAAGAAGTTGCGACAAAGCAAGTCCCTTTGGATTAGAAAGCACATATGGAAGATTCATCACTGTTTGTGTTGAATCTGGCATTGCACCATCTGTGCTTATAAATGAAGATGAACGCGACATTCATGCCATGCACGATTACATCATGTGGCGTAGAAAGAGTACGCAACAACAGTAAGGTATTGACATGGCTGAAGTGACGAACAACATGGTGCATGGTGTTCAGCCTGTGTTGCAAGCCTTGCGTCAGTTAGAGCCTGACCTGTACAAAATCCTTGTTGCTGATTTGAAAAACAACACCAATGACTTGCGCTTGGCTGTTGCTAACGATTTCCCTGATAAGCCTTGGAAGTCATCAACTGGAAATATCAACTGGGTCAAGTATGGGCGCACCAAGCGTGGGCGCAAAATGAATGACACTGCTGGTGCTGATTTCCCTAGGTGGGACAGCAAGAAGGTCAAGCGTGGTGTCACTGTTCAGGTTGGTGGGCGCAAAGTAAGACGCACCAATTCATATCCCATTCTGCGTATCAAACAGTCTGATGCTGCTGGCTCTGTGTTTGACTTGGCAAAGAACCAGCGTGGTGCTGGCAGTGTCGGTCAGCAATTTGTCAGGAACTTGAATGCCACTGGAACACCATCGCGTGTGATGTGGAAATCAACAAAGAAGAACTATCCACTGGTAGAACATAAGGTCATGCGAATTGTTGACAACATTGGCAAGCGTTTCACTGTGCAAATTGCTAATGAAACAGCCAAGCGCAACAAGCAATCAATTCAGGCTTCTGGTCAGATTCGCAACGCGTTGGGCAGATTCGGAAAGGCTCTCTAGTCATGGCTGTTGTAGTACCCATCATAAGTACCTTTGATGCAAAGGGTGTCACGCGTGCCATTGCCGATTTCAAAAAACTGAACGGTGCAGGACAGAAAACACAGTTTGCATTGGGTTCTTTGAACAAGGGTGCTGGTGTTCTTGGTGCGCAAATGGCAAAGTTTGGTGCAATCACTGCTGGTGTTGCTGGCGTTGTGGGTGGGTCACTTGTTAGGGCTGCTTATGAATCACAGAAAGTGATGAAGCAGACAGAAGCAATTGTTGCTGCCACTGGTGGTGCTGCTGGTTTGACAGCCAAACAGGTTGGTGATTTGTCTGAACAGTTATCAAATCAAACAGGCATTGATGATGAGTTGATTCAATCAAGCATGAATCTGTTGTTGACTTTCAAACAGGTCAGAAATGAAGTTGGCGCAGGCAACGACATTTTCAACAGGGCTTCAATGGCTGCTTTGGATTTGGGCAATGTGTTTGGTTCTACTGATGCTGCTGCAAAGATGCTTGGCAAGGCTTTGTCAAACCCTGTTAGGGGTATCAATGCATTGACGCGTGCTGGTGTGAACTTCACTGACCAGCAGAAAGCGCAAATCAAAACCCTTGTTGATTCGGGCAAGTCACTTGAAGCACAGAAAATAATTCTTGCTGAAGTTGAAGCGCAGGTTGGTGGCACTGCTGTTGCAAGCATGACTGCGTTTGACCGTATGCGTGTTGCTATTGGCAACGCTGCTGAAGATTTGGGTGGCATTCTCATACCGTATGTTGAGAGGTTTTCACAGTATGTGATTGACAATGTTGTACCTGTGGTTTCAAAGTTTTCTGACATTGTTGGAAATCAAGGTCTTGGTGCTGGCATCAAGTATTTGTCTGGTGAGTTCTTCAAAGCCACAGCAAATATGGGTGCGTTTGGCAACATCATTTTGACTGTTACTGCTGCAATGGCTGCATTGCGTTTGGTGATGCTTGCTGCCACTGTTGCGCAGGTTGCTTTCAATGTGGCGTTGTTTGCCAACCCAATTGGCATCGTGGTTGCTGCTGTTATTGCGTTTGGTGTTGCGCTGGCTGCTTTGGCTGTGAAGTTCAAGGTTGTGCGTGATGTTTTCACGCAGGTGTGGAATGGCATCGTGTCTTACTTTCAGGTACAAATCAACATTGCGTTGGGTATCTATGAGTTCTTCATCAACAAGTTCATCAGCAGTGTCAATCTGATAATCAAAGCGTGGAATGCAATTCCGTTCACTAGCAAGATTTCTGAAATCAACCAAGTGAACTTTGCTCTTGATATCACTGGCGCAAAGATTGGTGGATTAGGAAAGACCGCACAGACCAGTGCTGCACAGTTCAGAATGCTTGAATCAGGAACTAAGCAGGTCGCAAAGTCTTTGACTGGTTCAGATACTGGTACTGGCGGTGGTGGTGTTGGTGGTGCTGTTGAGACTGTCACTGACAAGTTCAAGAAGTTTGCGGAATCTGCGCGTCAGGTTTCGTCAGACCAGAAGAACCTGCGCACAGCCATCAAGAACACAGCAGAAGCACAGAAGGTATTGCAGACCGCCACAGACAATGTTGCCACTGCACAAGCAAGACTGAATCGTATTGCTAGTGGTTATGGTGCAGGTAGTGCTGAAGCATCTGCTGCGCAACAAGAATTGACGCAGGCACAGCGCGATGCAAGGCAGGCTGGCTTTGATTTGACTAGAGCAACCTTTGCTGTCACTGATGCTGAAACAGCCTTGACTACTGCCAGAGAAGGTGGCAATGCCCGTGAGATAACTGAAGCAGAGATTGATTTGGAAGAAGCACGAATGGCTTTGACTGAAGCACAAGAAGCAGTTACTGAATCAACAAAGGCTGTCACCACAGCACAAGAGAATCTGAATGAGATTGTCAATGGTGCTGCTACTACTAGCGATACCTATAAGACTGCGTTGCAACAGTTGGTTGAAGCACAAGATGCAGAAGTTCAAGCCATTGACAGGGTGCGTGAAGCCAAAGAACGCGAGATTGAAACCACACGAAATCTTGCTAGGGCTGAAATCTTGTTGCGTAAGGCAAAAGGCAAACTGACTAAGAGACAACGCGCAGCAGCAGACAGGTTGCTTGGCGAATTGAACGCACCTGTCACTGTCACTGCACCTGCGCCTAGTGGGTCTATGCCTGATTTCGCCAACATTGATTTCTCTGGCATTGACTTTTCAGGTATCAGCGTTGGTGGTCTTGCCACACTTAGTCAGGGTGGCATCGTTACCAAGCCAACATTCAGTCTGATAGGTGAGGGTGGTGAGCCTGAAGCCGTCATACCACTGTCAAAGTTGGGTGGCATGGGTGGCGATGTGTACAACATCACCATCAACAGCAAGATTGCAGATGCCAGTTTGCCTGATGTCATCGTTGGTGAGTTGCGCAAGTTCAATCGCCGTTCTGGTGCAATCAACATTCAGGTTGCGTAATGGCTCTATCTGACTTAGGTACATATAAAATAGAACTTGATGCTGGTTTCTATCAAGATGTCTTTACCCTTGACGATGATGACCTAGGCATTCTTGACCAAGACTTTCTTGATGGAAGCACAACCTTCTTTGATGTCACGCAGTATGTGGTCAATGTCCAAATCAAGCGTGGCAGGTCTAGTCAAGACGCACAGTTTGGTGCTGGTACTTGCACGATTATCATTGATGATTTGATTGGTCAGGACAAGTTCAATGTGGCTAATACTGCAAGCCCGTATTGGAACACAGAGCGTGGCAGGTTGGGCTTTGAGCCTCGCAGAAAGGTGCGCATCAGTCGCAATGACCAGTATCTGTTCAATGGTTTGATTCAGTCTTATGACACAGAGTTCAGTTTGGACAACCACAACCTTGTGACGATTACTGCAACTGATGCCACTATCAACTTGACTACAACCAACATCACTGCGTTCACACCACCAGCAGAAAAGTCTGGTGCGCGTGTTGACCGCATACTTGGTTTGCCAGAAATCCAATACCCCACTGACCCTGCACCCATCATCGCTGAAGGTGTTGCAAACCTGTCAAGCATTGAAGTGAGTTCACAAACCCCACTGGCTTACTTCAACGCATTGATTGAATCAGCAGAACAGGGAAGGCTTTACATCAACCGCAACGGTGCGCTGGTGTGGGAAGAACGCACACCCAAAGCCACTACTGAATCACCAACGATTGCATTCAGTGATGATGGTTTGGTGTCATCAATCACCTATCAATCACTAGAGGTTATCTATGAGTGATGTAGCGCGTTCTAGTTCCATTCGCCCTGATTCGCTGGTGAACTATGTGGACATCATTGTTATTGCGAATCCTTCTGAACCTTCACCCACATTGCAGGTTGTGCAGGACACCAATTCACAAGACATCTATGGCTTGCAGGGTGTGTCTCTTGAATCGCCGTTGGCAACAAATGCTGATGCAGAACTTCTTGCTGACTATCTGATTAGACCTGACCCCAACTATTGGTTCACTGGTTTGGGTTTGAATATGTACAGACTGACAGATGCGCAACGCTTATCAGTTAGTCAGATTGATATTGGTTCATTTGTATCTGTCACCAAGTCATTCAAATACGGCACACCATCAGTGGTCACCAAGAACCTTTATGTTGAAGGAATTGAACACACACTGACACCATCAACACACACAATCAACTTGTATTTCTCACCTGTTGGTTTCTACCAAGAATGGCAAGATGTGACACCAACATTGACTTGGGAGAACGCACCAATTGGTGTGTCATGGACTAATCTTATTTGGACACAACTTTAGGAAACAATGGGAACAACACCAAACTTTGCAATTCCATATCCTGAACCCACAGATTTTGTGGCTGATGGTGCTACGCAAATGGAGAACCTTGCTGAACGCTCTGACCTAGCCTTGTTTGCTTTGGGCATGGGTCGCAATCGTCTCATCAATGGTGATATGCGTGTGTCGCAGCGTGGTACTTCTTTTGTCGCTGGCGCAAATAATGACGACACCTACAACCTTGATAGGTGGACTTTATTATCTGATGGCAATGACATCGTTGATGTCACGCAAGCCAATGTTGCACCCACTGCTGGTCTGTTCAGTATCGGTCTTGATGTTGAAACAGTGAACAAGAAGTTTGGCATTCTGCAAATCATTGAGCAGCGCAACATTGTTGGAATGTTCAACCAGCCTGTCACCCTTTCGTTCAGCGCACGCACCAGTGGTTCTAGCATCGGTAACTTGAAGGCTGTGATTTTGGCGTGGAATGGTACTGCTGACACGGTGACTTCTGATGTTGTTTCTGCGTGGGGTGGCGATGGTGTCACACCAACATGGGCTACTAACTGGACAGCAGAGAACACACCACAGAACCTTGCCCCATCAAACACATGGACTAGGTACAGCATCACAGCCACATTGGATACTGCCAGCACAAACAATGTTGCTGTGTTTATCTGGTGTGATGACATGACTACAACCCTTGGTGATTTCTTGTATATCACTGATGTGCAGTTGGAAGTTGGGTCACTGGCTACACCATTTGAACGCAAAACAATGTCAACAGTTCTTGGTGAGTGTGAAAGATATTTTCAGATTATTAGTCCTGAATCTTTGATGGCATACAATCCGTATTGGAATGTTGGTCTTGGCAGTGGAGACCAAAGAGTGCCTTACCCGTTCAAAGCAACCATGAGAACAACACCAACTCTTTTGACATCTGCTGGTTCTACCCTTCATGTCTTTCAGTATCGCAGTTACAACACAGGCGTTACTAATTACACTCTTGAATCTTCAGCAGGCACAAGAGATGCATCAGGCATTTTGTCTTTGTTGTATTCAACAGTTAATAATGGTGGTTCCGTACTTGCTGTTGGCAATACAGTTGGGTCAAACAATAACGCTATTTGGGTTGCTGCAGAACTATGACTATTGAATTACCGCATACAAACTTTTTCATTGATGATGCAGGATTGGTTTATTACGACAAAGGCATTGTTGTTCAAAATGGGCAAGGATTGCATGAAGTGTATTTGCTGTGGGTTGCTGATGGCAACACTGCTGAAGAATGGCAACCTGATGCTGTTGAACCTGAAACAACACAATCCGATATGGAAGAAGAAATCTGATGGCTGGTGCTGGTGCAAAGAAGTTTCCTGCGTTTAGCAAACTCTCATCTGATGATGTGAACAACTACTTGGCTGACCAAGTAATTATGCGTTTTGCTACTACTACTGCCCGTGACGCAGCGTTTGGTGGTGCTGGTGAACCAACACTTGCTGAAGGCATGACTGCATACATTGATGACTTGAATGTATTGCAGACCTATGACGGTAGCAATTGGGTTACAACAACAGCGTTGCAAACTACAAAAGACATTTCTAGTGGTCTTGTTTATATAGCAAGTGGGACACTCTCTCTAGACCCTACCCCTGTCAATGTCACTGGTGTATTCAGCAGCACATATAAACAGTACAGACTTCTTCTGAACTGCACTTTCCGTGATAGAACTAATCGTCTTGAAATGCGGTACATAGTTGGGACAACGCCAACCATCACTAACTACTACCAGTCAGGAATTGGCGCAGACTTCTCTGCAGATTCAACTCTTTATTATCAGCGTTCAAATAATGACCCTTTGTTCTATGGTATTTCTTCAGGAAGTATGACGGCGTTATCTTTTGACATTTACAACCCGAACAAAGCCGATTTCACAATGCACACGGGAACAATCTTGAACGCTAACTTTTCGTTTCCATACATCGTGGGCGGTGCAAACAGAACAACTAATCAATTCACAGGTTTTCAGTTGTTTACAAACTCTGGTGCCGCAAATGTTGAATATCAAGTCTTTGGGTATAGGAACTAACAATGTCAACACAAAAACAATTCGTTCATGACTGGTCAACAGGGTCATTGCGTGTGTATGAGATAGATGCTGAAACAATAGTTGTTACCGAACCACCAACTGCTGAACCTGAAAAAGAGTTGCCTGCATAATGCCTACTGAAGTTGTGGTTGCGTTGATTGGTGCTTCGGTCACTTTGATTGTGACCCTGCTTGAATTGTCACGCCGACAGAACAATAAAGACCACGCAAGCAATGCAGACAAACTAGATGCGATTGCAGACAAGATAGAAACTATTGACAGCAGATTAGGCAATCACATTGAATGGCACGCACACAAAGACTGATACGCCTAGCAACAGCAGTGGCGTTCATCTGCTTATTGTTTGCAGATGGGAATGCCCACGCAGAAAACACTGGTGGAATAAGCGCAACTTATTACATCATCAGTGATGCCCCACCAAGCAAAGACCTGACGCAACACACCATCTGTGGCAGTGAAATAGAAAACAACATCAACAGAAGTTTTGATGGGGAACCATTCACTGATTGCCCTGATGACTTGTTCATGGTGCATTACCAAGGCTTCATTACTTTGCCTGCGCACAACACGATTCAGTTCTGGCTTGCTGCTGACGATGGTGGCACAATGAAAATTGGTGACTATGAATGGGGTGACTGGTCAGACAAAGGTTGCAGCGCAATTGAGACAGAACCATTGACGCTGGCTTCAGAACAGCCACTGATGCTTGATGGTTGGTTCTATGAAAATGGTGGTGGAACTTGTTTCATGCTGGCATGGAAAATTGATGATGGTGATTGGGAGATTGTCCCTGATTCAGCGTTCACTATCAATGCGATAGCCACCACGACAACCACACAAGAGCCAACAACCACAACAACACAAGCCCCAACAACGACAGCATCAGTGCCTAGTTCCAATCCTCAGGAAACTTCACCACCAACGGTGGCACAGACTTCTGTTCCTGTTCAGATTCCTGTGACCACTGAAACCACTGCGACAACTGTTCCTGCTGTGGTTCCTGAACCCACACAGACTGTGACCACGCTTCCTTCATCTGTTCCTGTCGCAACTGTTCCTGCACCTTCAACAACCGATGCGCCAGCAGTAACACTGCCGATGCCAACAACAACGCTGCCAATTCAAGAACCCACATTGGAACCCCCACCTGTAACGGATACCCCAATACTAGAACTGATAGACAACCTTGATGAGTCAACGCCAGAAGAAATCATCAAAGCCGTTGACACCTTCATTGAAGCAGGCATCACATCAGACACAGCCTTAGCACTGGCAACCAGTGCTGAACTACTTGCAACCATCACAGCAGAACAGGCATCAGAAATCTTTGACGCTCTTGACATCACAACCCTTGATGCGTCACAGGCTGCTGAACTAGTTGAAGCCGTACAAGATGCACCTGTTGCAGTGCGTGAATCGTTTGAAGAACAGGTCAACATCTTTGATGGTGTGGTTGATTCGTATGTTCCGCTTGGTTCAACAGTTCCTATCAGCACACGCAGACTTGTGATTGCTGCTGGTGCGTTGTTGTCTGCTGTTCCTGTGTCATCTGGTAGGCGCAATTGATTCAAGGATTCACACAGCATGAGAGAGACTAGGAAACTATGAAGCGATTTGCAGGTGAGTTTGCAGGGCTGGTGTGGACACTGGCTGGCACTGCGCTTGTGCTTATCACTTTGTCAGGTGAAACACGCAAGATGGGTTTATGGATTAGCGCAGTAGCACTACTTCTGAACATTGTTGCGCTGGCTATATCGGGAGAAGAAGAAGAATGAAAACAGCAATCAGCATTGTGCAGAGAATCATCAGCACATTCGTGGTCAACGCAATGGCAATCATTGGTGGTGCATCAATCATTGGTGGTATTCCTGTTGCTAAGTCAGCGATGCTTGCAGGCATCAGTGCAGTAGTGACTGTTATTGAGCGTCTAGCGCGTGCTTCTGTTGACGGCAATTTGACCACAGCAGAAATCAATGAAGCGTTCACAGGTGTTACACCACCAGCAAAGAATGAAGAAGCCTGATGAAGTACCCATACAAGAAACTTGTGTTGCCTTCATGCTTGAAAGGTGAAATCAACGGAAGGCTAAACAAGGCTTTGTTGATGCGTGTTGACACTGGTGGAAAAATGGTGAAGCCAGCAGCAGTTGCATTCAATGCGATGTATGCAGAAGCAAAGAAGCAAGGAATCACACTGCGTAACATTGGTGATTATCGTTCCTACGATGGACAGTTGGCAATGTTTCTTGACCGCTATGAAGTTGCAAAACCAAATGACCCACGCTTAGGGAAGCGCAACACAGTCACACGCAAGTTTGAAGGCAAGACTTGGATTCTGAAGAAAGGCAAAGCACCATCGGCTGCGCCAGACCCAACAGGCAAGTCAGGTTCAAATCATGGTTGGGGTCTTGCTATTGACTTGGCTGTTGAAGGTAAGGGTGGCAACATCGTTGGCATGGCTTCAGCCAAGAAGGGTTTGAAGTTCATGGTTGAGAACGCACCTAGGTTTGGTTTCTATCTTCAGGGTGACAATCCAAAGTCACCAGAGTTTGAAGCGTGGCATTGGCAGTTCTGTCTTGGCGATGAAATGCCACCTGCATTGCAGGGTTGATGGGTCATGGGTGGGGCTGGTTGCTGTCCATCAGCCCTGCCCACCTTCAGTCAAAGCCTTATCCTGTAAGGGTTTCAGCAGGGTAGTTGTGTCCCCTGATTAGTTGTGGTTATGATTCAGGCATGGCATTTCCAAACCGTTACAAAGGCAACTGCAAGACCTGTGGGATTTTTGTCCCTGCTGGTGAAGGCATCTATGACCAAGGCATGACAACCTGCACAGACACTGTTGGTGTCACAGAAGGTTCAGGTGCAATCTGGTTGTGTGTTCCTGCATACAACGCAAAGTTCAACACCAACCACGCAACACTTCAAGAAGCCTGCATTGCGGAATACGCAAAGAAAGAAGTAGCCATTGCAGATGTTCAGAAATCAGTTCTTGAAAATCTCATCAATGGTGAACTTGTTGAACTGGCAACCAAAGCCAATGTGCGTTCACTTGCACAGGTCATCACCAAAGTCACTGGTGCAGAAATCGCTGTTGCTGATTTGAACTTTGACCAAGCAACTTCTGTGCGTCACGAATTGCAGACCCGTATTCATCGCAAGAACGCCAGCAAAGTTCTTGATGAGTACAAGAGCAACAACACCTGCAACCGTTGTGGTGGTGTTGGTCATGCTGACAAGTGGCTTCACACAGGCAAGTACTGCTACAAGTGTGGTGGTTCAGGAAAGTACTACAACTGATAGCAAAGCCCCATCGCAGGTAAGAAACCAACAAACAACTGCGATGGGGACAACCTTTGCTACAAAGACCACCATTCCCTGCCCCACATCGCTGATGGGTGGCAACCAAGTCTGATGGCGATTCTGTCAGCGCGTGCATAATGAATCGTTGCTTCACCATCTGATGCACGCCATTTCATGAGCGTTCCAACATTCACGCCAAGTAGGTCTGCTGCATCGCGCACAGGTAGGTCATTGACCACACGCAGAATAGGTGTTGTTGATAATCGTGCAACGCGTTCACGCTTCCAAACATCTTCAACACTTACTTCTGCCATGCGTCAACTTTCTGTTGGTGTATCCCCGTA